TATCAATGTATTTAATCATGTTGTTTACTTGTTTTAATATTCAAAATTTAACGTTTTAATTAGATCTAGATCTATCAAATTAATATCTGTTATATTGTTTAAAATTGCCTCTCCTCTGTAGGTGTCTGTTAAATTACTAATCATTTGAATGTAATATCTATTTTTAATATTTGTACTCTCTTGAATTGTATAATTAACATTTAATGTTTTTATAGTTTTGCTTTCCATACTATTATAATTTATTTAGGTCTAAATGTATACTTTACTACTAATAACCAAAAGATAAAAACTAAAATTAAGGCTATCACATCAATTATAATTAATATGATTCTGGATGTGTTTTTTTCTGTTCTTCTCATGGTCTTAAATTTTAATCAATTAATAAATCTTCAATTTCTTCAATTAGTTTTGTTGCATCTTCTTGTAAATATTTTTGAATTAATAGAGTCGCTAATATTTCAGAATTTAAGTTTTTTGGGCTGTATCCGTATTCCTCAGCTATCTGTAAAGATTCTCTAAGGCTTATATCATTATCTTTTAAAATGTCTATAGCTGTAGAATAATAAATAACTTCAGTTTGAAAAATTAAAGTTTCTATTTCTTCTATTACTTCATTTATACTTTCGGGTTCATGGTTGAAAATATCATAAAATGATATGTAACTATTGAATATTTTATAAGATTCAAAAAGTTCTTTAATTTCTTGTTTTTGGATTTCTGTAAACATGGTTTTTAGTTTTTATAAATTTATAATTTGTTCTCCTATTTCGGTTAAATTGTTTCTGTTAATATTATGACATCCTACTTTCAACACTCCGTTTAAACTGATTATAGTATAATATCCTATTTTATGTCCTCGAATATCTTTCCCCTCCTTTATTAGTCTGTAAAGGTTTTTAGCTTCGTTTATGTCGATTCTAATTTGTTGTGTGGTTTCAATTTGTGTTTTATCTTCTGAAATTCTTAAAAAGTCCTCTTGTAAATCTCTCGTATTTATATAATCAATTTCATAGGTAAAAAACTTTTCAAGGTCTTTTTTTAGTTTCTCTTTTGCTTTCTCTTTCTCTCTTTTTATTCGTTCTTTTGCTGCTTCAATAAAACTTTCTTTATTCTCAAATATCTGAAGATATATGCTTTGAATCTCTTTAAAATTATCATTCAGTTTTAAGGCTTCTTCACTCACTAAATTATAACCACTACAGGAATGATTAACAAACTTTTTAAACTCATTTACAAAGCTTGTAAAACTTTCAAATGCGTTAATAATTTCAAGCGAATAAACTTCTTTTTTCCTTGCATTAATTAGTTTTTGACTTGCTTCTGTGATTCTGTCATAAACATTATTTAAACAAATATCTTTAAAAAAATGTTGTTTATATTGTCGGGTAGCTTGCGTAATTTGTGAGATGTGTTTTCTTGTTGTGTTACTATACCCACTATTATTTATTAAAATTGTTTCATCGTTTATAAATTCAGCTAACAAATAATGGCGACCATACGAATAAATCTTATTTATATCGTTAAAAAACAAGTTTCTCGCACTTGTTGTGGCTTCGTCTTGTGTTCGTTGTGCGAACAAATGACATACTTCTATTGAGCTTGTAAATACTTTTTTCATGGCTTTTTAGTTTTTGTGGTTTATAAATTATTTGCTTTTTAACGTTCTTTTTTTCTCGATTGGATTTACACCTTGCACTATTTCAATTACACGTCTGTATCTTATTATTTCGCCATATAAACGGCTTTTTTTGATTTCTTCACTAATTAAGAAACTATACCTTTCAATTAGTTGTTTTTCTGTTCTCATAGTTTTAAATTTTAAATGTTAGTAACTGACTTTATTAAACGTAATTTAATTGAGTTAATTAAATCTTTGTTTTTTTGTAGTTCTTCACTTTCAGAATAGTTACTTATTTCTTTTCTGTCTTTTTCCTCCATTGCAATTAAAAAAATTAAGGTTTGAAATTCAGCAAGTAAATTAAATGCATCTAAACTATCTAGCTCATCTAAATTATATTTTATTAAAGATAATTTAGTTTTTTGCCGTTCTTTCTGTTGTTCTGTTAAATTTCTCATGTTCTTAGTTTTTAATAATTGGTTAAAATTAATGTATCATTTAAAACTTTTGTATTTAACAAAGTTTCTTTTGATGTTCTTATTAAAAGTCTTTCGGCTTGAATTTGGGAGGTGCTTAATTTTTCGCTGTAGTTGCTTAAACTTGTTACGATTCTATTAGCTTTGTTGCTTTGTTCTGTAGTGTACGAATATTTATAAATAAAATTTTCGTTTTTCTTACAACTTGTTAAAGTTGCGATGATTCCCAGTGTTAAAATTACTTTTTTCATGGTTTTTAGTTTTTGTTTGTTTGTTTCTTCTACAAATATACAAATTATTTATTAATAACAAAGCAATAATAAAAAAATAATAAAAAAAGTTTTAATTGTTGGGAGGTGTTTTTTTGAATAATGAAACACGTACACGAATAATAAATATTTTTAAATATCCTAACAAATTAACATTTTTAACATAGGAGCTAAAAAGTACATTTATATAATTTACCAATACTATCTCCCACTTGACTAGTAGGTTATTACCTAAGATTCTTATGCATAGGTCGTTTCCACAAATCGCTGTTTATACAAATTTGTATATATACAGTTGGCTATAATAAATTTATTTTACTGAAAATTTGAAAAAATATTTTTTTTTCTTTTATACGATTGGCTATAAAAAATTTATTCTGTTAAAAAATTGGTTATATACTGCTGGCTACAAAAAATTTATTTTATCAAAAATTCCGTTTATATAGTGCTGGCTATAAAAAATTTAAGACATAAAAAAAAAAAGGGACTAGAACTTAATCTAACCCCTTTTTCCAAAACCATTTGACAAGAAATCCGTACAAATATAATAAAATTATTTAAAGATTGTACATTTTAGAAATTTCTTCATTAATTCCGTAATCAATTAATATCTTTTTACCAGATTTATCCTCACCCCAATTGGCTCTATTATACAAATCACACATAACTATGTTTAATTCTTCAATGTTATTCTTTACTCTGAACACATCTAGATGAAGAACCTCTCTAACTGGTTTATATCGTTTCATACATACAATACCATACTTGAACCAATAAAGTTCGCCTATAAGGTTTAAATGCTTGTATTTATCCCATATATAAGCTTCTTGTAAGCATTGTAAGTAACCTCTAAGACTAATTGGAATCTTTACTACACGATTTTTGAATATTAGCACTACTCTGGTGCTTACTTTTATCTTCATATATACGTTTGGCTATAAAAAATTTTTACCCTTTTAAACTTCGCTCATAATCAACTCTATCTTCTTTAGAGATGAAATATCTTCTGTTAGTAGTATCTTGAATACTATACAATGAATTTGCATGGTTTAAATCAGATATTCTAACACCTTTAAGGTATTGCATATGACAAACGGAACAACTGCATCCAGAAGTTCCATATATCGTTTTACCTATGTTATCTCTAAACCAATCAATGTGTCTTAATTCTCTGTCCATTCTTTTAAATCCAATTTATTTTATTGACTATTCTGCATACTTGAGCTTGAGAAATACTATAATGGCGACCTAATTTTTCTTGAGATATGTTGCCTACTGAGTATTTAAGTCTTATTTCTTCTATATTTTCTTTTGTCAATTTAGAAAAATGAGATTCACTTCCTCTAACTCCTTTTTGTAATCCTGTTAAAACTGCGTGTCTCGTGTTTTCAGCATAAGTACACCATTCAAGATTTTCAACTGTATTATCTGATTTAACACCATTTAAATGATTAACACAAGGTTTGTTTTCTGGATTATCAATAAACATTTCAGCAACCAATCTATGAGTTTTCACTGTTTTACTTACTTTATTTAAAGAAAAGTTGCAATAAAAGTAACCATACTTACCCATTCTTTGAGATAAAAGTCTACTTGGTCTTAAAGCTTGTTTACAACCATAATCAACTAACCTTTCTTTAGTTTTTATTCTACCAAGATTAGACACCATATACCCATCTTCAAAACCTAATACATCTTTCCAAACTTCAACCATAAAACTAATTTAAAATTTCTTCTTCACCTTTATAATTTTCACCTTGCTCTTTAAGGTATAATTCTAAGACAAAAATAGTTTTTTTTATGTCTGAAATAAACTCTTTCTTCTTTCTGCATCTAACAATACGTTTAATAACTTCAAACTCATAGCTGTTTAACCCTTGCTTGTCTGCAAACAGATACAAACTACCATTAGAATTGTCATAGTGTTTAGGTGCTTCATCTTTGCTTTCCAACTTTAGAACCTCAAAATACACATCAAATTTGTGATGTTCATGCCCAGACGTTTTACCATTATCATTTACTACATGAAAATATTCTAAATCTGAATGAACAACCTTATAAACTTTACCAAAAGTGAGGTGCTGAAAACTCTTTTCTTTTACAACAACCTCATCACCTACATTTACTTTTTTCATAATTAAAATATTTGTTCTAATAAATAAATTTCACTTGCTTTAACAAATTTTTCTTCTACAGTATCTTTAAGTACAAAAACAATCAAGCTATAATAACAGTTATTTATATGATAAGCCATTGATTTTAAGGGCATTTCAGAAGCTATCTCTAAGCAACCATCCTTAATATGTATTCTATAATAATTCATAAACTTTTAAACTTTGATTAAACACTCCTTTTTCTTTTAATTGGTCTAACATCAATTGCACAACCTCTCTAGTTTCTTGCTGTGCATCTGGCTTCAATCTTTGCTTACACAATCTGATTAAAGAATACAAACTACCAGTCCAAATCATTGTTGTATTAAGATTCAATGGTAAAATAGTTCTAGCTTGTTCTTTGCTAACACCAAGATTAATCAACTTTTTATAAGCATCTTGACAAAACTCTTTTACCGAATATTCAATCACATTACAAGCTTCTTGACCATAAATATCTAGTGGCTCTGCACTACCTTGCTTACTACTTTTACTTTGTGTTCTCCACTCTTTAACCAGAGTATAAGTATCTGAAAAATCAACATATCTACCAGAGATAGAATTGTACTCAACACCAGCTTGTGTCTTAATAATTTGTCTTTCTACATAGATTGGAATCTGCAATCTGTATTGTACTTTAGGATGACTGAATGGCGACCAATGATTATTCCTAGCTAAATAGCTTATTAACTTATCATTCTCATTTTCTGTGTACATTTCAGCTAACTTGTCATAAGAAGCTCTAGCTACATCAACTACCATTTCATCATCACCGAATACTTTTAATAACTCTACTTTCATATTATCTCATTTAATGTTTCTTGCCACAACTCTAATGTCTTTTCAAAACCAATTATCTCTGATACTTTACCAATGAATAATTGTCTTTTTAAAGTTTCTTTTTTCTCAATTTCTTTAGCTTGTTCAAATACCTTTTCATTCCATAAAGAAGCAACTAACCCTTTTTCTCTTATATTTTCAACTAACCATTCTACTGCTGTCTGTTTCATAGCTTCTCACTTAAAAATCTCATTAGTAATACTGCTAAATCATTAGCACTAATTCCACTAACATTTATCCGTTCTTGAACCCAACTACCTAAAGTGTCTTTAGCATCTTTAAATTCATCTGATTGATTATCTTTAAGCTTCTGTATGTACATACCTAAATCATCAGTAAAACTCTGTAGAAACGCATGATTCTGTAGGTTAACTGGTTTCTGTAAATCTCCAATGTAATATACTAGATTACATCCTCTTTTAGTATTTTTAGTTACTAACCATATACCATCATGTAGATTAGGGCAATTAACTCCAGATGGCACGTATTTTCTTCCTTGTTTAATATAGTATTGTTCCATTTGTTTTCTATTTAACTACCACAATATAAACATTCTTCCGAATCATCATCATCTGCATCTGGATTGGTTTCAATCTCTGGATTTAATTGTTTCTTTAACTCATAAATCTTTTGCATTATATCTCCATCTTGAAATAAATCACCAGTCAATAATGCTTTAAGTTCTTCTATTTGCTCTTTAATTGTTGTCATCTTCTCTATTATTTACTGCTTTTCTAACCATTCTACCTAAGTTTAAAACTCCTTTTCTGTTACTACGAAAAGTCCATCTTTCATAACCAACATCAAAGGTGGGCTGTACTACCCACCTATTTCTATTCTTATTGTTCTTATTCATTCTCAAAACTATTTATATGTTCATAAACTTGTTGCCAGTAAGCTGTATCAAGCATAATTGTATCGCATACTTGAAATATTTTATCTAATGCTATCTTACTACAAGCAATAGCTAAATCGTGACTATCTAACTCACTCATATAAGTCCAGTACAGACTTCTTGCTTCATCAATTGGTTTCATAATTTTTCTATTTCAGATTTAACTTCTTGCCAATAAACCAATCTATCTTGATGAAAGTTATCATCGCAATATTCTCTAACTTCTTCTATTATTTCATCAACTGCAATTAATGCACATTGTTCACATATATCTGAATCTGCTTTTGTTCTAAAATGCCAATACATTTTTTCATACAACTCTTTTGCTTTATCTTTCGCTGTCATTCGGTGCTTCTATTATGGTTACTTTAATATTTTGCTTAAACTCATCTATGCTTTTCACTATGTTAGAATAAGTTTGAACCATAGTTACGTTTCCAGTTTCTACAAAGGTGTTAGCATACAATTCCACACCAGTAATAAAAGCATTGGCACATCTTCTTAGTTCGTGCCTATGAAACATATTAGTGTTTACCTCATCTATGCTGTGAATAGCTGATTGACATAACATAACTGCTCTAGCTATGTGTTCATAATATAATTTAGCTTGTTCTCTTTGTTTCTCTGGTAGCTGATTTAAGCTTGTGATTTTTGTTTTCATAATGATTTTAAATAGATTTCTAATTCTTCTCCCTCTAATTGCTGAATCTCGTAAGTGGACTCATAATACAAATCGTTCATAGTTCGTTAAATTTTTCAACTTTGATTTTAATTACTCCTTTTCTTAAATTAGCTATTCTGCTAAATGCACCTTTAGATAAGTCTAGCTTGCGACCTCTAAATGCACCAGTATCGTTTACTTTAACGACAACTGATTTACCATTTGCAATATTTGTAACTTCTAACAATGTACCTACCTTATAATGGTTACTAGCACAAGTCATTTTGTTGCTATCAAATATCTCTCCAGAA